AGGCCATTGACACCGGAGTGCCCATTCCCGAAATAATGGCGAACAGCGGGAGGGATTGGGACTTTGAGAGGATTCTGGCTCTGGCTCTGAACATGGGAACGGCGTACAATCGGAACGCCGCTCTGGAGGGCTACGCCCTGACTCAGCAACAGGCCGATGACATTATGCGCATTCTCACAGATGAGGACTGGAAGGCCGTTCAGGAGATCTGGGATTCTCTTGAGGTGATGTGGCCTGAAATGAGAAGAGTCTACAAGGCCGTCAACCATGTTGAGCCCCCACGGCAGAAGGCCGAGCCCTATGTAACGCCCTCTGGGGCAATGGTCAGAGGCGGTTACTATCCCTGCAAATACGATCCCGAGCTTAGCAGGAGCGCCGGAGAGTGGACGCGAAAAGACGATCTGTTCAATTCGACCAACGCCGCTTTCCTGTATCCGGCCACAAGATCGGGCCACATGATCAGCCGTACAGGTTCTGGTGGCCGTCCTGTTCTTCTGTCCCTCATTGTCCTTGGCGATCATGTCGACTACGCCACAAGCTACGCCGCATACACTGAAACCCTTCGGGATATACACAGGGTGTTCTCTCCAATAGGTAAAGATCTGATTAAGACAGCCCTCAAGGAGGGGAGAACACCACCCAATGCGGCTGACTCTGTAGCCCGGAAGTTGGGCGAGCCCATGCTTCAGGAGATCACCAGACTCCTGCGCCATGTGGCCCGTGGATCGAAAGACCCAGGGACTGCCATTGACAGGGTGATTAACACCTTCAGGAACCTTTCGGCGGTCTCAATCCTTGGGGCTAATATTGGACCCATGGCCAAACAGGCTTTGTCCCTTCCGGGCGCCTGGTGGGAAGCCGGTGTCGGCACATGGTACAAGGGCATGAAGCATTGCGTCTTTAATGTCACTGAGGCCTATGCCCAGGCATCCGAAAAGTCCGCATACATGAGAACCCGATACAAGAACATGGATCGTGAAGTTGGTGATCTTCTGAGCCAGTTCAGTTTCAGCAAAACGAAGATCGAACAACTGCGGGAAATGGCCATGGCCGGACTGCTCTTTGTGGACGCCCTGACAGTCATGCCGATCTGGCATGGAAAGTATGTCGACGCCCTGGCGAAGACCGGAGACATAAACGAGGCTGTTCTGGCCGCTGACAGGCTCATCCAGGACACACAGCCGAGTTCAAGGCCTATGGACCTTGCCCACTTCCAGCGACACACCACGGGCCTCCACAGGCTGTTCACGATGTTCCAGACAATGACAATGAAATATGGGAACAGACAGGCCTATGTCTGGAATGCTATGAGATCCGGGAACATAACGCCATTCGCCGCGGTGAAATGGTATTTCCTCGAAACGATGCTGCCGGCGTTTGCTTCCACCTTTATTGGTGCGGCCATCAGGGGGAGACTTGGTGAATTGGAGCCAGAAGATTTTGGATGGGATCTGGTGATGTTCAATTTCTCAGGACTTCCATTTATCCGTGACCTGTTTGAAATAGTGGTCTATAATTTTGGTAAGGCCGCCGGTTCCAAGAAGTTCAAGAGAATGGGCGTTAGGCCGTCTCCGGCTCTGAAGTTCCAGGATGTCCTCGCGGACACAATCGCCGCACCGGCTGAGTGGATAATGGACATGGACGATGACAAGAAATTCAGGAAGGCCGCCTGGACAATGGCCGAAGGTATCTCTTTCGCCACGGGCATTCCAATAGCCAATATTGCCCGCGAGCTTAAACCCTTTGTGGAGGACAACAAATGACTATCAGCTCTTCGGTCAACAAGGCCGGGCCCTATCTCACCAATGGCTCAGTGGATGATTTCTCTTTCCCGTACCCCGTTTTTGAATCCGGCGATCTGGTAGTCTACCTCAGGAACATTTCTACCGGAGCGCAGTCAACCCTCACTGAGGGCGCTGGTAACGACTACACTGTTGCTCTCATAAACGATGGAGCGGACGGGGCGACCGTTACGACCACCTCTGTCTATGACAGCGGATACTCGATCACGATCTTGAGAAGCGTTGATCTCGACCAGGATACCGATCTCAGCAACACCACTCGGCTGCTCCCTCAGGTCATTGAGGATAGAATGGATCTCGATGTGATGGGTCTCCAGCAGCTTCAGGAACAGCTCGACCGTTCTGTGAAAATAGACGCTACCTCCACCAGGGATGTGGACGACCTCCTTACTGCTCTGGAGACCCTGGCCGACGGCGGTGCCTCCGTCTATTCCTCAGAGTATCTCCTGTCCACTTACAATGGTGATCTCGCCGCTGCCGTCCTGGCCCTCGCAGGAGCTGAGGCCAATCTGGTTATCGACCGTGACGCCACTCTGGCCGCAAGCCTGACTATCCCGGCGACCATCAATCTTCGGTTTGTGAAGGGCAATGTCGTAACCCTGGGAGCTTACAATCTCACCGTCAACGGTAACATAACCGCAGGACCCTGGCAGATCTTCGACATTTCCAGCACAGGCGTGGTCAATGGCGTCCCGAGTATTATCGAAGTTTACCCTCAGTGGTTCGGTGCGAAGGGCGATGGCTCCACTGATGATACTGCTGCTTTTCAGGCCATCTTTAATTGGGCCAAAGGGGCCGATGAGACCGCTGTTGGCAGAGCAAACTTTGAGGTGCGAATCCCGACTCCCTTAGTTTATTACAAAATAACGGACACTCTGGTCATAGATGGCACTCACGGCCTAGTGGTCAGAGGCGATAGAGGGATGTACCGTAGGTACAACTACCCAGCCTCGAACTTGACACAGTGTCTGGTGTGGCATGGGACTTCCTCTGCGCCTGTGATTCAGATAATGGGCCAGACTTCCGGAACATCGAATCCCAATTTCAACATCACTCTAGAAAACCTGACAATCTCTGGGTACTCGGCTGTTCTTGATCCTACTGCAGCGATGCCTGCCACTGCGGCTTTGGCTGGTGTCTTTATCGGATCCTTGGATGGGACTTCAGAGGCCACCCTGGCGCGAATGGTGGAACTGAAGAATCTCATGGTTGCAAATGCACGCTTCGGCATCTATTCCGGAAACCCGGATTCTCAGAACACCGACCACGCCAATCTGAGTATCCATTCCTGCTATCTGGAAAACAACGCCCAGGCCGGGCTCCACATCGGGACTGGAAACTGTGTGGCCAACGCCTATGACATAGTGTGTTCGGGGAATGGGTGGGGCGCTCCTGCCGCTGACGACTATTGCGAACAGAAGGGCGCTAATGTTATGGCCTACGCAGGATACCTGAATCTGTTCGGGTATACCTCCGCAGGACTCGGAGACAGCAAACCCGCAGACGCTGACATCTACGAGAGTTTGGGCAGAGTGGCCGTAACAAACGCCTGGTCTGACACTCACGGGTACTTCTTCTATCAGGTGGGCGGCGGATCTATCTACCCCACTCAGCTGACAGGGGTTAGACATTACGAGGGGACAATGGACGCCACCAATACCCCCGATTCCCTTCTGCTTGTGAATCCAGGAATGGTCGTCAGCGGATCGGCTGTCTACGGGAACATCAGGATCAACTCAGGACAGAGCGGCAGACCTGTGTGTATGGGCGTCCGTTTCATAAGATCTGGCGCTACCTACATTGGAACGGGTATTGATACCCAGAGAAGCCTTATCGCAATTGGAACAGAGGGCAACAGCGCACAGCAGATTTTTGGTGGCCGTGACACCGGTGTCGCCCTGACACATTCCGGGTCTCTGGTCCCGCAGACACTCAGCCTCGGGACATCGCTGTCAGGGTACGGATGGCTTAACGCTATCAGACAGATTCTTGGAGCCGGAGCCACTGACTCAGGGATGACCGAAGTGTTCAACGCTTCTGGCGGGACTTATGCTCTCCTGATCAATTGCTACTTCAACGGAACGAACTTCACCCCCATGCAAACGGACGCTCCCTGTTGGCTCATAGAGTTTGGAGGGAACACTAGGGGTATAAGTGTTCAGGTTTACGACCCCTCGGGGTCCGCCGCGGCCTTCGCGTCCTTCACAGAATGCGGAGTGTTCCGCAGCGGCGTGGGTAACGGATACCGGGATGAGGTTGTCTTCGTACCTCCTCTTAGAGCCGCGGCGCCTACTTTCTCTTCAGGCGATTATTGGGAAGGCGGCATCTATTACAACACTACGACCAACAAACTTCAGGTCAATACCGGATCGACCACTTGGGTCGACCTGCATTAAAATAGAAAAACGCCCCGGTAGCCGTTAAGCCGCCGGGGCGTTTATCATTTCTCTACTTCAAAGTGTTTAAGCCTCATCCTGGTAATGCACTCATCACAGCTCACTTTCCAGCTTTGTGAGGTCAGGTGTTTTCCGTCGAAGGAGTCCGAGCACAGGGAGCCGAGTTTAAGGGCCCCTGTCTTTTCGCAATGGTACAAGTGGACCATGTGGATCACTTCGTTCATCGGATGGCCTTCGCATATTCCTCAAGGCCTTTAAGGATCGCTCTGGCGAGGCCCCCCTGATATCCTGGCAGACTGGCGATAGTTGCCTCTGTTATGTTGGACAGGAACAAAGGCTCCAGGATTGTGGCCGGGGATCTCGTCAAACCCAACTGCCTCCATCCTCTGTCACCTTTTTTTCGGAGTTTGAGGCCTCTCTGTTTGAGAGAGCCGCCCTGGATGTTTTGAATTTCCAGAAGGATCAGTGTCCCAAGGAGAGTCCCCCTCTGGGAGCCTTGCCAACAGAGGGCCTCGCTGCCTTCTGCTTCGGGGTTCGCTGTGGAATTGAAATGCAGTTCCACGAATCCTTCGTAACGACCGGCCCTTTCGTACTCAATCTTTTGAGTAATGGTCATAGAGCCGTCCATATTGGCGAACTCCAGAGGCAGAGCGGTCTCAAGGGACTGAAGTTCTTTCAACACCTTTACGGCGATATCGTGTTCTGGCTCCTGGTTGAAAACGGACACACACCCTTTGGCCTTTGCTGTGTGCCCAGGCATAATAAGTATCGTCACTGTCTACCTCCAATTGTGTGGCACTTCGGGCAGAAGTATAATTTCTCGCTCAGAGTGTCCTCGACCATTGACGCCCCGCAATCAGGACATTTCAGACCCAGCTTCTCGAATTTCAGAAATCGGTCCATGGCCCTGGATGGCGCCACAGTTCGAGCAGACCCAGATTCCTTTGTCCCAGTCATAGGCTACCTCCCCGCCGCAACTGACGCAGCATTTGTACATCATCACGGCGTTACTTCTTTTTGGTCTTCTTGCCGGTCTTGAGGCTCTGGCCCGTGGACTTCTGACAAGTCGCGGCGGCTCTGCCATCGCCCATCTTTCCTTTCAGCTTCTCGTAACAACTGTGAACTTTGGTTCCTTTAGGCATCTGGTTTGTCCTCCTTCGTTATATCATAAGCAAGTCTGTCCTTGAACTCAGCCTTTTTGCCACGGTTCCAATTCTGCACGGGCCTATAGAAACCTGTCACGCGACTGAACACCTCTACGGCTCCAGTGCATCTCTTCTTGTCATCTTTATCGTTCAAGATTGTCCTCCTTCACTTCCTCTGTCCTTTGAAAATTATACCACCATTGATCCTCATTTTCCTTGTCAGTATTCCGGCTAACCTGCATCTCTCTTCTCCGTTCCCTTCATGAGCAGCGATGTAAGTTGTTTTGCCCCCTCTGGACCCACGCACTCTTGCCCAGGTAGCCATCAGATATCTTAATACTGCCCTGGCATCCTTGAATGTAGGTCCGAATATTTCATCTTTCCTTGGCGGAAGCCAGGCAGGGTCTGTATACCAGAAACGCTGAACGCCTCCCCCACCGGTGCCTATATCTTTCCTGACATACTTAACCAGCTCCATTGTCATGGTTTACACCAACCCTGGTACAATGGATCGTTTGGAGAAGCAGGTGTCATGTGTTTGCGGAATGGGTCAGGGTTTGTCATATCATCAACTCCTCTCCGTCCAAATAGGGCTTTATAATAATGGTCGTACTGGCCGTATCAGACCATTCCTTGGACACCGTGAGAAAGATTACATGGCAGTCATCGGCCCATATAAAATTTAGCACATCCATGTAGAACTTCGCCAGGTTATCTACATCAGGTTTACCCATCATGTGAACCGGCGAAGAGGGTTTAAGCACAGCAGAATTTCTCCCTGTGCCGTAATGGCTCTTTGGCCGTTTGAACTTGAAAAAGAAATGCACAGACAGCGGATGCTCGATCATCCACTCCGGGGTCTGTCCTATGGCATCTTTGATCAGCAGAAATGTCCGGCCCTCTTCGGTCTCCTGAGCGTTGTAGGCCATGCCCTTGCCGCCTCTGACGGTGAACTGCGGTCTCTTCTTGGATATCGGATTGCCCGGTATCTTAATTAAGAGTGGCCGCATGAGACAATCTTTCCATCTCTTCATCGAATCGGCTCTCGACCAACAGAGGCAGGATCAAGTCCATGATGTGCTCATAGGCCAGATCCAGCTTTCCGGGAGAGAACAGGATTCGGTCGCTTTTGCCATCAGAATGTTTGAAGAAGTACCCGACGGGGAAAGGCCCGATCTTTATGACCAGACCTGTTTTTGAAGAATCGCAACCCGCCGCTTTGGCGAGACCAATTGTTATTTTAGCTTCGCTCATTTTCCCTCCGATTTAATTTTGATTTGCGGAAACTATTCCCGCGTGATGATCCACACGCACACTGCCGCTACCGGCAGCCATATTAGCGCGAGCATTAGATTACCTCATTTTCATTGTAAAATGGCGACAGTCCAGCCTTGACCAATTCATTGTTTGAATGGATGGCTTTGCCTTGTCTGACCTCCTCCTTGATATCATCTGCATCATGAGAAGGCACCCTTCGTACTCCTACATCAACATAATCGATATCAAGCTGATAAGAGCCATACTTTTTAGCCTCGTTTCTTGAATAAGCCCAGAGCAGAACGCAACATTCTTGAGGGCCACAATGTCTGTCAAAAACGCACCACGCTTTCATCATTTCACCTCCGTCAAGCTGTCCTCTGGCGCGATACCGGCAAAGGCTTCTGCGGCCCAGGAAATATTCAATTTTTTTGTGGGAACATCATTGGGCCACCATGGCCCGGCAAGTCTGAATGGTTTTTCTTCCCATATACGCACTGCCCCATTACCGTCCTTCGTTATCCACTTCGCCCACGGATACAGCACCCTCACCAGCGCCACAACATCCTCGACTGTCTGCGGCTTGCGGGTGATGATGGGGAGGTCGGAAAAGCTCACCCATTCGCCGTCTGGATCTTCTTCGAAATACAAGGTACATCTTGGCGCATAAGGATCATCATGATCGTGTATGCAATCGTATCGTTTCATCGTTCCTCCTTATGGTCTCAGCAGCACATCGCTGCCTTCACTGTCGCCGTGGGTGGGTGTGTAATTGAACTTTGCCATATCGCCCATCTGTTCTATGATTATTTCTTCGGTTTTAATGAACCCATTTTGCAATCGCTCTTTCTGCTTCAAACAACGCTTACAATCGACATGATCCCATATTGATGTACAGCTATAGAACTCTTTGATAATCGTGCCACATGGAGCTTGATTTACCTCAATATCTTCATCAATTGAACCGTATGGGTCAAAGTGTGTTTTCACCTCTTAACTCCCTTCTTCCTCATTATCTCCTTGCACCGACCGCACTCCACATCCTCGTCAACGGTAGTCGTCCTGGCCGGAACAATGCCACACAATGCTATGTCCTGCTCTCTGACCTCGCGCCTAACTGTGTTCGATGGCCATAGCCGGGAGCGGGGCGTTGCGGCGTGAAGTTTACGGGTGGCGGTCATTGTTCTTCCTCGTCCCAAATCGAAAGTTGCGCCTGATCTGCTTCAAACTGAGATACACTTACATCTGATATGTACCAGCGAAACAGCTCTTGACCAGAATCGAAAGTACATTTTTTTCCTTCGCCCTTTCTGATTCCGATAACTTTCTGAAACATTCGGGCGAAAGTTGCGGCAAATCGTGGATATTTTTTAAGATGCAGCGACTTTGATTTTCTTGCCATCGGGCAAAACAAGCACCCTATTCGCTCCCATCCTTCGTCGTAAAGGCTGCAATGAGGAATATTGTAATCATGCAAGAACTCCCAGACCTCGGCATCTGTCCAATCTATGATAGGGTGCAGATAATGTTTCGACGAGTCCTGGCCGCAAAACTCGAACAGACCGCGCTTTGCCCTTCTTGCCGATTCTGACCAGCGCACTCCGGTGACGACAACTCTTCCGGCGCCTCCACCTTCCTTTAGCAACCGGCAACAGTATCTTGCCCTTCGGCTTGGTGGCCATTTTTCATGTAGCAAGGCTTGAAAAAAAGTGAGCTGCTTCTTTTCAGGGATCACATCTGGATGATATTTCCTGATAAAGTAAACAAGATCAGGCGGGTCGATGCCAACCACATTGTAATGAGCGTCATATTTCACACCGGCCATGTCAGCCAAGGCCTTGATGCAACAGGAATCCTTGCCACCACTGAATGCAAGATAGTAGCCTTCTGGTGGCTCGTATTCTTTCAATCTTGCAATGGCCTTCTCGACATACGGTTTACCCATTCCACACCTCCGCCACCCGCTCTGCCAACTTCTGTTTAGCAAGAAAGACAATTTCGCGCCTTGAACCAGCTCTGCAAGGATGGAGCGGGCATTCTTTACACCACCCAAATTTGTGACAGTAGCCTTCATCAGCAAGATACTTCAGCTTGGCCAGTTCGTCCATCTTCTGCCCATCAGCAGGCTCCCGCACCGTCCAATCCAGCAGCTTCATCGCTTCGTCGACGGCTTCTGGTGCTGTGCCTGACTGGAGCGACATCATTGTTATTTCGGTTGTGCTGAACATTGTTTTGCCTCCGGTTTCTCATCGCTCGCTTCCACATCGCCCTTGCGGTCGTCGACGATCTGCTTCAGTATGGGTTTCCACCTTTGCCACCAGACCAATGCTTTCTTTCCGTCCATTTCCAAAATATTGCGCTCTGAAAACTCAAGCCAATTCTCAATGGTGTGATTCTGGCAACCTATCCGGATATGACGATCTGATATGGTGACATGGTATAGCTCCGTTTCGATGGATACTGTATTTATAGTCGCCTCGCCGTTGTAGACCCTGCTGTTGTTGACTTGGCTGTTGTAGACCGTGCTGTTGTTGCAGACCCTGCTGTTGTTGACTTGGCTGTTGTAGACCGTGCTGTTGTTGTAGACCTGGCTGTTGTTGCAGACCTGGCTGTTGTTATCAACCCAGCTGTTGTCGCCATCCCCGAACCCAAGATTGTCTTCGGACTCGATATACCCTCCAAGGTCGCCCTTCTTGACGCTGAACCCACGGCAAATAAAACCACGGAGAGCACGAATGCGCTTCAGTGTGCAGCCGAAAACATCTATAGTGTCATTTTCAAGCAGTTCATATTTTGTGTTCATATTTTCCCCTCCCTCAACTTCCTATTCTCCCGAATCAGCCCCATCACAGGGCAGGTTCCAGCTCCCCGCAAATGCCTGGGGATATTGAGCCCGCAGACCCAACACTCAGTGGTTGAGTATTTAGGCGCCTTCCGTTTCCACGGGCATATTTCGGGATCGGCAGCGTCAAGGCTTGGCGGCGTCTCAACTTCATTCCGCAGTGCCTCCACTGCCTCATGCCGGGTCGCATAGTCTCCGTGGAAGTCTCCGAACATTCCGTCTGTGCCTATGGCGTAATGACCACGGCTGATCTTGCAGATATGGCCGATATCCTTCTTGATTGCGATTGCGCTTATGAGCATCAGTGATCCTCCTCAAATTTAGTGAACCTGGCAAGAAGCTGTTTGGCCGCTACTGGTATGTCAGTAACTTCTTCTTCTTCGAATTCGCGGCGAATCCAGTGTGAAAATACCTCATAATCAAGACCTTCCTGATGAGGGTCCATATTCAGATAATGGCAGAGGTAGGTACAATGAAAATGAGCTTTGACAGAATAGGCAGAACCGCCTTCTTCGTAAACCTCTCTCTGGTATTTTTCGCCTTTCTGTATCACCCCATTGCACATAAAGCACTGATGTTCTTTCCTTGCGATAGGTTCGCTGGATTCAATATGGTTCATCTTCCCTCCATCTTCTCCAACTCCGCAAGCCTCCGCTTCGCCCTCTCGAACCCCTCTGAGTCGCCATGGGTCGAGGCCCTGGTGATGTCGGAGTATAACCATGTGCGAACGAGGGAGAGTAGCTGTGTTTCTGTAGGTTCGGCGATTGCACTGTCAAGGAGCTGTTTGGCGCTGTTCAAAATTTCTTCAGAGTTTCGGCAAGATTCCAAATACAAAGGACATTCTTTGCACGAAAGAAGAGGCACTTTCCCGCAATTTCCTTCAAACTCTATGATTCCTTGCAAAGTCGGTATAAGGTTATAACTCATCTTCCCTCCGGCCTCCTTCCCATTACTTTCTCCCACTCCTTGAAGCAGACCTGCTGATACAGCTCCCTACTCACATCAACCCGTCGCCCCGGGTCGCCGTCAACCTTCAGGTCGATGTCGGGGTGTTGTCCACACCCGCAGGGGCAGAACTGGTTAGAGTTGATGGGGCGGTGGACGATAGGAGACTCTATGTAATATTCGGACGCCGTGCATTCGCTGTCCTTGGAAAGCTGCTCACAGAGAGAAATGTACTTATACAGCGCTGTGTGTCTCCCGTTAGCCCAATATTCGAGACCTGACAAGATCAAATCGACTCCCCTCACTCGACATTCCGAATAGATAGCGCACAGTGCCAATACGTCAAGAAACTGTGCCTCGTCGATCAGCACAGCTCCAGGTATCTGATCTGCCAGTTTCCGGGCCAGGGTCGTCTTGCCGCAACGACCGCAACCGATGATGAAGTGTATTTTCATTCATATCCTCCTTAGTCCATTCATGTGCTTCTGGCCTTTGATCTGTTCGATCTGACCGTCCGACAGTAACTGGTTAATGATGTCACGGACCATGCCTGAAGGAATCTCCGCACCGTCCGTGTCAACGATCTTGACTTTGCCTATATACCTAGGGGCCTGGGGAGACAAGGACAGTGGAGCACCAATCGCCCAGGCACTGTCTATCTCTTCCAGAATCCTCGATGCGTTGCCTTCGAAGATCTCCGCTTCGGTGACTAGGTCGAAAACGCCAGCATTGTATTTCAGGCTGATGGTCTCACCGGCCTTGGCATAGTTCGACTTTTCTCTGGATAGAGCTCTGAAGTCGTCTCTCTTTTTAGGCGTGTGCCAATCCAGAAAGAGACGGTTCCTGAAAGAATTGTTCCAGGCCGTTGATCCTGAATAGGTGGAGCCCTCCTGTTTGGGCGGGTGGGCTATGACTACCAGGGTACACTCGTGCTTCGCCGCCAACCCCACCAGATAATGCTTCACGAACTGATTTACAATAGGTCTTGAGTTCTCATTGGCCGCAAGAATGTCAGCCGCTGTGTCAAGCATGAGAAGTTTCGGCCCTTCGATCCTCCCCAACTGCTTGTCCAGGATATCGAAGAACTCGCCTTTCAGCAGTCTGTTATCTGACTCATAACACATCACCGCCGATTCGCCTGTCCTGCTGATCACATGAAATGGAATCTCTTCCGGCGTGAAAGCATATCCCGAGTTCCGACAAATAGACTGGATCCTCCGGGATATCTCATCGTCTGAATCTTCGCACATCACCATGCATACAGCCATCTGAGTGGTGGGGACGCCGAGGAAGTCTATGCCGGCAGCGACACTGACTCCCAACTGAAGACCGAGCATGGATTTTCCAGTACCGCCGTCTCCTGTGAAAAGAGTGGGTGCCGAGTAACCCGCAGGAATCCAGTTCTCAACCACCCACTCCACTGGCGGGGCGATATGCTGTCTGTACCAGGAGAAGGGCTTCCATAATGTGTCGGTGTCCGGCAAAACCTTGAACACCTCACGGCAGAGTTGTTCTCTGTGCTCGTCAGTGTCCACTCCGGCTCTGCCCTTGGCGTAAACATACGCCTTCTTAACCTGATGTTCAATCGTCTCGTCCCAACTGTCGAGGCCTTCTATGTGCAGACCCTCCTCTATGAGAATGGTCGCCATGTCCTCTGAGATGCCCATGTCTCGGAGCCTGTAGGCTACCTTTAGAATGGTCGACCCTCTGGTGCCGGATTCAACCCTAGGATGGTTCCCGAGGAATTTCCGAGCCCTGTAGACATTATGCGGGAGATCGTATTCACAAAGGGGGGTGTCTGCCAGTGGGTCTCTTTCGTGGACCTCTCCGGCAAGAGTAGTCATCCAACTGGGTGTGTCGACCACATCTGCCTGTTTCAGGACCGTGTAGGGTTTTCCGTCAATAACGCTGCCAGCCATCAGGACATAACCGCCATCTGACTTTATATCTATGCCAGGCATCACGCCTATTCTTGACGAGGTTACGCCCTTGAAATAGTAGTGGAGGCCACCAGAATAAGATGATATAATTAATGTGTCTGGGATATCATGTTCCATTTCGATATCCAGAAGTGAGGCCTTACCTGGTTTTCCGTTGTGGCAATCGACATCCAGGACACTGAGACCTGATTTCCCACAATCAATGGCCCAGTTGCATCCCGGAAAGTCCTGGGCCCATCTGGCTATAATGTCAGGGTCGTTGGAAGACAGTCGCCGCCACTCAAAGCCTTTCATAGGGAACTTCGAGCCCGGTTTCAGTGGGAAAACATACATCGCTCTACCTCCTGGGCACCCTTCGGGGTGCCTCTTTTTATGGTCAATAGAATCTTTTCATCCACAGGAATCCGAGACTCCATTCACGATCTGTTCCGATTTGGAACAACCCCGTAGTCTGACCTTTTTCCCACTTCAGTTTCAGTTTATCTGTGGAGACTCCGACCCGGAAGCCATCTCCGAGTCGGCCTTCGGAGGGAGGGCGACAAGGTCCTGAGCCGTCTTAGAGACCGTCATGATGCCCGCACCCTGGAGAGCGGAGACAACGCCCTCGACCACCCCACCGATGACGCCTTCATTGCCGTATTTGGCCTTGATGATGTCGGGGGCCTTCTGTATAAGCTGATAGACAGCAGATACGATCACGGCTTTACAGTCCAGGGCCGTTTCAAGATACTCTTCTTTAGTTATCTTCCCATCGGCGTAGGCCTGTTTGAGATCCTTGAGCGTAGTCCCGAAAAGTTCAAGGGCTTTGGAGCCGATGAACTCTTTCAGGTACATTTCCCAATAATGGGATGTCTTGGCTTCAGCGGATTCCAGTTCAGCAGCCAGTTTGGCTGAAAGTTTGGCGAAGTAGATTTTGCCCAGATAAGCTACGGCGAGGACGACAAAGCCGAGTATAGACTGTCCGATTGAAGACCCGATAAATGCGATAACTGTTTCTTTCATTTCGATTCCTTTCGTATGTCCATCCAGAATGGTGCTGTGAGATGACCAAGACCCATCTGGGCCGAAGCCTCCGCAAGTCTTTTTGCTGTGTCCCAGGAGGGTCTCCTGCGGCCACTGATGAAATCATTCAACCGGCGATTGCTTATTCCCGCCTTCTTCGCCAGTTCTGTCTGCTGTCCGTAAAATAGTTTTACCCGTCCCACATCCTTTACTCCTTTCATTTTCTGTATCTCTCCCCGACCCACCCTTCGGCTTCGAGGGGAAGTCCCTCGGCCCACTCAGGCAATTCGCACAACAACATCTCGTACTCTTCAAGATTTCCGAAACCCTTCTCGACCTCAGAAGCCGCCTCGTCATGAACATGAATAACTATCTCGTACCCATGCGCCTCCACATTGAGCATACCGTTGACGAGCAGATCCCTGGCCACGGCCTGGGTGATGTTCTCTGTTAGGAGGCCTCCGTAAAGCTTCTTCTCAGCCCACTTCCGGGTCTTGGAGTCTACCCCCCAAAAGAGTATATCACCGTCTTCAATGCGTGGCGAGAAATAATATAATCTTCGGCCTGACGGCAATCGGCAGATCAGGAACTCGTTATGGACCACAAAAGAGACTAGCCTGTATTTCGTTATACATCCTGGGTTATTGATGGCCTCCCGGACACATCGCTCTATCTCTTTCCAGAATTTCACGATCATGGGATGGGCCTTACGGAATCCGTCCCGTATCATAAAAGCCTTTTCTTCGGGCATTGACGGAGCGAATTTCCATACCGCTTTCACACCGCCTTGGTACCCACAGGCCAGAATGCCTGTCTTCCCATCGGCCCTCATGGCGGTATATTTCTTATCTCCAGCCTTGTGTCCCTGCTCAATGGTTTCATAAGGCACATTGTAGATCATGGAAGCGAGGCGGATATAAGAAGATTTGCCGTTTCGGTAGTCCTGGAGGACCTGCTCTTCTCCGGCCAACCAAGCAAGGACTCTGGACTCAATGGCCGAATAGTCCGCACAGATCAACTCCTTCCCCTCATCGGCCTTGATCAGATGCCGAAGAAGTGAAGAGACCGCAAAGTGGATACTGCCGTAAAGCATTTCTATCCAATCCAGGTCTCCCGTCATGATATCCTTCAGTATCTTATCCGGGTGGGGGATAAGTCCTCTGGACGGAAAGTTCTGAGGCTGTATCGCCTTCCCTGACCATCGGCCAGTACCAGCACCATGGAACATGGTCGTTGACCTGCATCTGCCGTCGGTCTGGACTCGTCCCGCCATTGCGTTCAGCTTTCTCACTGAAGCCTTGGCGAGACCCTGGCGAAGCGTCAGAGCCTGTCTCACAATATCAGGAAGCTCCTCTTCCAAGGTAGCCTCCACGGTGTCGGCAGTCAGATCGGGAATCGGGACTCCCTGCTCCAAGAGCCATTGGAGAAAGAAGGCTCCCTGTTTCGGGGAGTCGATGCCTGTAAGCTTTTTGAAATGCCTAAGTGACCGGATCTCTGAAGCCTCTATCAGTTTGATAATCTCTCTGATGGACGCCACATCGACCCCTATACCCCTCATGTTAATCCTCTGGTCCAACTCCCAGACCTTCTGCTCATAGACGGATAGGTCAGGCAGAGCCGAGGACAGGGCCCTCTCCGCTCTGACATCCTGTCTGCAATATGCGAACAGCTTTCTCAGAGAATCAGCATCCTCGACCCATTCATAATGGGCGGGGACCACACCGAAGAGAGTCCTTGTTTCAGGAACCCATTTCTTGGGCTTGGCCATTTTCTTCATCAGCCGGGCCCCCGCGGAATCTTTCTGCTGGTCAATGCTCATTACCTGGCACGCCTGTTCCAGAGAGCGAGGGATGTTGACCACAGCGGCCTTTGCGGCTGAACATCTGCACTGTTCAATTTGGAGGTCTGGATAACCAAATCGCAGGTGCATGATGTGATGCCAGACGGCCCTCTCGAACTCCATGTTATGGGCTTCGACAAGACCGCCTGTAGTAATGTGGTGTATCTGAGGCGTGATGTCGTCGCAGGAATCTCCCGATAACTCTTCAAACTTTGAAGGACACCACAGCTTTGGCTCTTCGTTCTCCCCGGCCCAGGACAAACAAATTATTTCTGTCGTTGGGTCTTCTGCATACTTCCAGGGCCCGGCGGTTTTAAGGTCTGCCGCCGATCTGGTTTCAAAGTCCATTGTGATCATAGTTACCACCTAAAAAGAGGAGCAGGGGCCGAAGCCCCCGCAATGATGTTACCCGAAAATATCTTCCTCGAAGGGATCGGCTGAACTAGATGCCGGCGCCTTACCTATGACCTTGAAGACTGATTCGGGAGTCACTGACGAGCCACCACCAAGGCGTTCCCCGTCTTTTACTTTCTGAATGTGGAGAAGGCCCAGGGACACACCGAACTTCTCTGTGCTGTAGGCGTAGGCGTCGATCAGGATATTGCAGACGCACCCTGAATAGATTTCATCGGGGCAGATGATCTTCTTCACTGCCTGGTTGACCACTCCGGGCTGGAACTTAGACGAGGCCGAAGCAAAATACATCCCGGCGTACTCAGGGTATTTCTCAGACTTGGGTACGCCGTCATTTGTGCATTCTCCGTCATCTCCGTCCTTGAGAGGGTTGGTCAGCTTGCGGGGTCGGGTTGTGGGGTCGGGCCACTTCGTGTCGACGGCAGCCTTGCAAAGAGCCTTGATGGCTGCAATGGTTTTGGCTCCGGCTTCACCCTTGGGAATCAGGAAACTGACTTCGTACCTTTCGCCCTTGTCGGTCTGGCGGGGCTCGAAAACATGAGGGAAAACGATTCTGACATTCTCAATAACAATGGGTTCAACGGCCATTTCTAAAATCCTCCTTTTTAATCTATAACCTTGAAGACTGCTTCCGGGCCCAGATTGAGCGCGGGTCTCTTGTCACTCTCCGGGGCCAGAGTAGGATTGCCACTCTTGACTCCGACAAACTGATTGATCAGCTCTTTCGCGTCCTTGGCTTTCATTCCAGTGGCGTCTCTGAGGGCTGTCTCCATTTGCGCCGGGCTTAACAGCTCAGTCTTGTACGGTTCAACCCCGGCAGACTGAGCGCAAGCAGCGGCTCCTCTCTCATCTGTCCAGATTCTAGTGGAGCGCCCTTCTACTATCTTGAAGCCTGGAACTGTCTCGCCCTGGCGAAGAAGATCCATAGCGTACTTTTCCACTCTCTTGTCCCACATGGAGAGAAGGGAGCGGGACTGAAGCCAGAGGGATAACTGGTCCGGCGTAAGCAGTTCGGGGTCGGGCAGGACCATTGTAGGAGAAATCTCCTGGCCCCCTACAGCTTTTGTCATGGCTTTTTGGTAAGCCGGACATTTACCGGCAATCATCCCCTTGCAAAACCGACAATGGTCTCCTGGAATCAAAGGGGCCCCCTTTTCGGCTGTCGCCTCTGCCGCCGGTTTGAGAACTTTATTGCCCCACTTCCGCAGATCGTCAGGAGACACCCTCCAGCGTTTCACGGTGTCGCCCATTGTCGCTCTGGGCTGGACAACTATCAGCTCCACGGCTTCAGGATCTCCAAATTCCTGCAAGGCCCCAAGGCCGTAATACATCAACTGAGAATTATTTACCACATCGACCATGTGGCCCTTGCCATACTTGAAATCATAGACTCGCAGGAGACCATACCACTCATAGAGCATGGCGTCGTTTCTTCCGAACATTCCCGGGTAGAGCCATTCGAGACTGAATTTGCGTTCCACGAAGAGTTCGGGCCTGTCCATTTCGGCCATGTCGGCCTTGATAGTGTCAATGTAAAGTTTCGCCGCCTTGATCATCTCGGCATCTGCCCATTTCGGCGGTTTTCCTGTTTCGAGCATGATCTCACAGACCTTGTGGGCCCGTGTTCCTTCCACGGCCTCTTCTGTCGGAAGATCATCGGGAAGAGATGCACAGAACTGAGGCTGACCCGGACAGGACATCCAGCGGTCAGCTGAACTAGCCCCAAGAGCGGAGTGGCCCTCGCTCATGACAGCAGACCCTTGGCCCTGGCCACAAAGTCGCCGTACTTTTCGGCTTCAAGACCTGAGACCATTTCAGCACCAAACTCATTAAGCAGTTCGATGCAGATATCCTTGCCCTTTGTCTCCCGGAGAGAGCGAAGAGCCGTCTTGACATCTTCAATGTCTGCTGTGGGGACAGGTTCTTTTTCTCTCAGGTCTTCCATAAGGCCAGGGAGAGTTTCGGGCAGTTCATTTCCTGTCACATCCACCAGCATCGCATAGTTTCCGATGGTTGTTTCCTCTGCGGTCTCTGTCTCGACAGGAGCCTTGTCTACCAGTTCGTCCATAACCTTGTCGAACTCTGTATCCGACACGCCTCTGCGCCTCTGCCACACTCCGGCAGAGGTCAGCTTGTGGTTCGAGGAGTGAATCCTGGCATCCCAGGGCAGACCCTGAGAGTCCACTTCGGGAACCTCGTCAACCACTTTCTCTTTCAGATCCTCAGTGCAGATCAGATCAGCCTTCTCTGACAGATCCTGGATCATGCTGTTCTTCGCCTCAATGGCATCTGCGATCCTCTCCACCGCCTTGATAAACCTGTCTGCCATTTCCAAAAACTTTTCAAACATTGAAATACCTCCTGTTTATTATTGGCCTGTTTGGCCATTCAAAACTTCTTCTGTTATTTTAATCTTCCGTACCAGGGCCTGAGCCTTATTGGCGTCCAGGCTCCCGTTCAAAACCAGGTAAGTGACCAACACCGGCATGGTCTGACCCATTCGGTGTACCCTGTCAATAGCCTGGCTCATTGTCCCTGGGTCCCAGACCAACTCAACAAAGATAACATGGCTCGCGGCCGTCAGAGTGTGGACTGTTCCCATGGATATATGGTTGCCCACGATGACCCGGCAATCAGGGTCGTTCTGGAAACTGTCACAGGCTCTTTGACTCGCCTTTACGGAGTCATCGCCCGTTATGGTCACAGAGCCCGGAAAGGCGTTCCTAATGAATCTGACGACCTCCTTATGCCATGCGAAGACCACGACTTTGTCTTCCTCTTCAAGGCAATCTTTTATGTACTCTATAGCCGGGGCCACTTTTCGCAGACCATCAATCAGAGATTCCGCAGACATCTTGCTGATATCGATCTTTTTCACTTCGGTAAGCGATTTGAGGCCACCAGGAATCGGGCCGGCCTCGATCTCAAGAACCTGATGTGTCTTCGCAGGTAGCTCCGTGAGAACTTCTTTTTTGAGTCTTCGGATCATTACCTTCTTCAGACACTCATGTAGCTCAAGAGTGTTAGTCGCTCCCTTGTAGTCCCATTTCTCAGTCAGAACTGGTTTGTCATATTTGTCCTTTTTCCAGAACTTTTTCTTGTGACCATTACAGAACCGGAGTCCGTAATCGTGATAGCTGAGTTTCGTCAGTCCTGTTCCGTAGAGGATAGGCCACAGCTCAATAGGCCTGGACAGGATCGGCGTTCCGCTCATGAATATGTGGTGGTCGGCGTTCAGTCCTCCATGAGCAAGAAGGGCCTTTGTCCGTTGTGTCTCCCAGTTCTTCAGATAGTGGGCCTCGTCATAGACTACCACATCCCAATGGATCGACCTCAACAGCCCTTTGTACCTGTTGCATAAGTCGTAATTGATAACCACTACATCGGCATTTTTGTATGCCCGACTGTCTTTCCCACTTACGATTCCAATGGCCAGAGGAATCTGTAACCATTTCTCCAGTTCTCTGGTCCAGTTGATCTTTCCCGAAGCCGGGCAGACCACCAGAACCCGAAGGGCGCCGATAATGTTTATCGCTCCGATAGCCTGGATCGTCTTGCCCACTCCCATGTCGTCGCCAATGTAGGCAACCCGGCGCGGTGCTGCAAACTCGGCTCCATTGATCTGGTACCGTCGGGCCTGGGTGGGCCACATCATTTCTTTTTGTCGCTTTTGTCCACTGGGACAAGCTTCTCCGGTTCACGAATCGTACGCCGCGCTTCATCGGCGTGGAATGGGCAGAGCCCGTGGCTGTCTTCGCCGGGCTGGCCATCGTCAGAAATAACCTTTTTGCAGACTGAACATATCGCTCTCATGGTTTTCTCCTTTCTATTCTTCAGGCAGACTATTGTACAGAGCGTTGATCCATTCGTGTTGTCTCTTGCATCTCAAAATTTCCGATTCATGCGCGCTTTTATGATATCTAATCTGAGCTCTTTTCTCTTTCAGTTTGTCTGCAATCCAATCTGCTCCAGACAAAACTTCGATTTCAACAAGTCGATTTTGCCAGAAACCTAAAGCACAATCGAACTTTATAGATTCGTTTATTTGATCTATCATGAATTCCTTTAAACCATTATGCTCTTTGGTTGGAACTTGCCAATTGTCGACAGATGCAAGCATGTCTCTATATTTTGCCTCTAAATCTATCAACTCAGCAATTTTTTTAGAAATACCAAGCTTCTCTTCAATATATTCTTCAACCGACGCTTTTCGAGCGTCTTCTATGGAAAGATTTTTAAGATTTTCAATATCTCTTTCGATAATAGCTATTTGTTCGATATGATATGTTCCTAGATCAATATACGAAGGTTTGGCTTCCGAGGGTTCGTCTCTCTGGTGCATACACGCTCCAAAACTTCTTGCACATCTCAAAGCAAACTCTCTGAAACTGATTCCATTCGCAATATCAGCTGTGTATCCTGTAGGCATATTATTTCCTCCTAAAAGAACGCCCCACCCGGGACATAATCGCCGACTTCCCTGTCGAAGTGGAAAAGCTGGATCACGGCCCAGGGTGGCTTTGTTTCCAGAATCACATCAAGGCCTAGTGTCAGGCCGGTGATGCAAAGGTGGATAGCTGTGCGGGTTACTGATTCACCGAAACGGTCAGCCAACTCGGCCCATCGTCTCCGGGCTAGTTCCACCAGGAAGAATCTCTGGCGGGGACTTCCGGAGAAGTCCTTGGTGTCCTCGTATCGAAAAAACGGTTCGTCCGCTCCAGTGCCATGGCGACTCTGGAACATTTCCAGTTTAATTGGCATCTGTTTGGTCCTTTCTTTTGTAAAAAGTTTGGGAGAGAGGGTGTCCAGTCCTCCCTCCCGTGGCAACAAGTATCATCAAACAGGTGTCGCCCTTCACCCTGGGCGCAAGGTTGGTTTCCAGGCACGATGCCCCTGGAGGCCTATTCGTCTTCCTCGCACTCCGTTTCTGTAAGTTCGAGGAATTCATCGTTACTCGGGAGATTATTCAAATCAAAAGAAGCTATCATCCTCACATGATAGTATTCGTTGTTTTTTTCTATCGGAAGAAATGAAAATCGGTGTGTTTCGGTTTCAAGGAAAGGAACTTTGTTGAAGCCAACATAAACTTCGAATTTGTTGGCGTCAAGATCGATAACATAGGCCCATTCGCAAAAAAGAGAATCAGCAGCAAAATCGATGTTGCTCCGGAGAAGTATTTCGTTGTCGTCGGAATTTGCGATGTTTGAAAGAATCTCGCAACCCAAGTCACGGGAACAATAATTTCTCCACCAGTTTATTTGTTCTTCTGATCTGTTGTCGGGCTCGTTGCTCCATTTGGGGCATGCCGAGTTGTAGTTTTCGATGAAAACTTTGTCTTTCTCTTCGTCAATGAATCTTGTTTTAGTCAGGCCTTCTTTCAGCTTTTTGATGTTTTCCGGGATAGATAGAAAACCAAGAACACCGAGGCCTTGGCCAGATGGGTATCCGTCCCATTGGCCGTACTGAGCTATCTTGTATTCGTTTTCCGACTGAACAGCTATCAAATGTCTTGTGCCCATCATTTCCTCCTAATAAAACATATTGTCCGTGTAACCAACGGCGGCAAAGGAGAGAGCAGGAATCGAACCTGCACGGATTCTCACCGCACCTCCAGACGCATCCCGGGGACTGTCGTCCTGCGTCCGGTCTCTCCTTGACCAGAAGCCCTCACTGGTCCGCTGTCTCATTGACTTGCGTTGCGGGTTCTATCCTTGGCGGCGCATTCTCTGAAAATCTTTTTCACTTTCGGCGTGTAAATATTGGCTACACTCCTCGCAAATGGCACTGAAACCATAGCAAGTCTTAAACAATGGTTTTCTAGCTTTACACCGGCTACAATAGAAAGTTAATTTGTAGAGCCCGGCACTGGGATTCTCGGCTTTAGCTGTGACAAATATACTGGCGCCCATACAGGTCTCTATATTAAATTGCAAATCCTAATACCTCCATTCTTTAAAGTATTAAGCGACCCGAAGGGATTGAACCTTCGTGCGCCTATCGCGGTCGCTCTCGCCACCATCTCGCGTTTCTGCGATCCATCCCACAATGTCATGGCCTCGCGCTTTGTACTGGCTCGGTGTGGGTGGCGGCTGTTTAGTTGTCAAAGAGCTGGAGTCGGAAGCTTTGTCTTTTCTGCCTCACCTTCAACTCTACACCTTACCGGAGTATATGTCAATAGGGTATCGTAAAAAAGTTTGGTTACTTTTCGGCCATTCCGTGCTCTGACAATAATATATAATACTCCGTATTATATATTAAATGCCCGTGAGAGGTCTCTGAGAGGTTGTTGAGAGGTCTGAGAGGTCTCTGAGATGTGCCGTAATTACTGTAGTTCTCAAAACAGGCCGAAAAGTGAGAGGTTGTTGAGAGGTTTGAGAGGTTCGCAGTAAAACCACTGTGTTTACAGGCCATTTCAGGTGAGAGGTCTCTGAGAGGTTGTTACAGGGGGCAGGGAGATATATGGACCCCCTTAAAGGGGTCCTATTATATCTCGCTCCCTGAGCCCCCGCAGACCACGACCCCTCTCGACAGCGCCTCCATTAAAAAATATTAATAACGGGGTTGCGGGTTTCCGGTCCCGGTTGTAAAATTGTTCACAGAGTTTGTTGCAGGGAAAGGTTCTATCATGCCAGTAGTCCAGTTCCAGGAATCAGGAGATCCGATGGTTCGCCTCGAACACAAGGTGGACGGTCTGTCCGAGACAGTCGCTTCGCTGTCCAGGGATTTGCAGATCTACACCTCAGTCCAGACAGAAAAATGCAAAACATGGGAGAACCGGGTCGAGGCTCATGACAAGTTGCTCTACGGCAAGAACCTGGACAGCGGAACAGACTCAATGGTGGATCGGATTAAAAGGCTCGAATACAAGGCCCAGGCGATCTGGCTTTGCATAGGGTACTGTATAGCCAAGATGTCTCCCCTGTTGAGCAAGATGGTTGACAAGGTAGTGGCGTTGTTCTGATAGTCTGGCCCAGTCGTTCCATACGCTATGATGATTAGCTTCAGGTAGCGTATGGCACTGCTAAGGGAGTTTAAAAGTGGGTAGTTCTCGGAAAGGGCCGGACGGCCTCACCGATACTCAGCGTAAATTTGTTGAGGCCTTCTCAGGCAATGTCGAGGAAGCGGCGAAGGCTGCGGGCCTCACTTATGACTATTGCCGGCACCTCATCACAATGCCCCACATACAGTCTGCAATAGCCAAACGAGAAGAGCAAAACCCCCGAACAAAGAAGCGAATAGCCAAGCGATCCGACCGTCTCGCCTTCTGGACGAAGATAATGGAAGACCCTGACGCCAGGATGACGGATCGTCTCAAAGCGTCTGAATTGCTTGGCAAGGCTAACTGCGACTTCAGCGAGAAGAGAATCATCGAGGGCGGAGACAAGCCCGTGGGCGTCTCATTGGTGCCACAGCCCGAGCTTGATTCCAGGATTGACCGTCTCGTCCGTGGAGACGATGAGGACTTCCTGAAATGACAGCGCATAGACTCCTATCCCGCGAACAGTGCATTGACCTCTATAAGGAGGTTTTGGCCGACAAGGATGTGGCAGCGATGCGCCGTCTCTGCCGTGAAGACCTCTTCTTTCTTCTCATGGTCGCCTGTAACAGGTTGGACATGAACCACCCCTGGCTCTTCGACCGCTGCCGTGAAGTGGAAGCTGAGCCTGACGGGTGTCTCGACCTCTGGGCCAGAGAGCATTATAAGTCTACTATTATTACATTCGGGAAGACCATCCAGGACATTCTCGCCAGCCACGGCGACGGTCCTCTGCCATCCTGGGGAGGCCGGGAGGTAACTTTCGGGCTCTTCTCCTGCACCAGGCCAATTGCTAAAGCCTTCATGGCTCAGATCAAAAATGAGCTGGAGACCAATACTTTCCTGAAAGCTTTATTCCCTGATGTCCTCTACGAGCATCCGCATAAAGACTCGCCCTCATGGTCGATGGACGGCGGTCTGACGGTCAGACGGCACGGCAACCCGAAGGAGCAGACAATTGAGGCGTGGGGTCTGGTGGATGGTCAGCCTACCTCAAAGCATTTCTTCATCTGTCTCTACGACGATGTGGTTACCCGTGAGTCGGTCACATCGCCCGAGATGATCAAGAAGGTCACTGAGGCGTATCAACTCTCGGACAATCTGGGTGCAGAGGGTGGTAGCAAGAGGGTTATCGGGACCAGGTATCATCAGAATGACACCTATGGGTGGATCATCTCAGAGGGCCTGATGAAGGTCAGGAAGCACGCCGCCACTCAGGATGGCGCCTATCCGGGCGCTCCAGTATTCCTCTCGGCTGAACGACTCGCTGAAAAGAGACGGAACCAGGGCCCCTATGTCTTCGCCTGTCAGCAGCTCCAGAACCCGATGGCCGATAACGCCATGGGCTTTCACCCTGACTGGATCAGTACTTACCACCAGCTTAACTCAGTGGCCGGGTGGAACATCTATATGCTCTGCGATCCGGCTTCCAAGAAGAAGAAGGGTAACGACTATACGGTCTTCACGGTGATAGGTCTTGGCCCGGACGGAAACACATATCTGCTTGACGGCGTGAGAGATAGGATGAACCTGGCAGAGCGCACCCGAACCTGTTTCCGTCTCCACAGGAAATGGAAGCCCCTCAACACAGGATATGAGGAGTATGGCCTTCAGGCTGACATCGAGCATATCCAGGAGACGATGGAGCGGGAGAACTACAGGTTTCCCATTACTTCTCTGGGGGGCCGTGTCGCCAAAGAGGACAGGATTAGAGGCCTCATCCCGGACTTTGAACAGAAGAGATTCTGGACGCCGAGCCGTCTTACATACATCGACTATGAGGGCAAGGCCCAGGACTTCATGCTCGACTTCAACGGCGAGTATGAGTCCTTCCCCGTTTCTGCCCATGACGATGTTCTGGACTGCATCGCCCGAATCAAAGACCAGACGCTCAATGCGACATTCCCGAAGATAGAGCAGGACGCTCTGTCACCTCTGCTTATTCCTTCTCCAGTGGTGGTCACTGGGGAGTACAACCCTTTCGACGCTATCTGAGGAGGAACCAATGTGCATTTTCAAACGCCCTTCCGCAGCGGCCACACCGACAGTTACCCAGGTCGCTGAACCTGTTCAGGTCGAACCTGTGAAGTCTGCCTCTGAAACAACTACCGGCTCTGCGGCTTCGAACCTTCGGGCCAAGGCCCTGGCTCTTCGTGGTCTCAGTGGCACCAGAGTGACGGGCCCCCTGGGTTTGACCAACGCAGCTTCGACGGCGCAGAAGACTCTTCTGGGGCAGTGACATGGACATGAGGGAGGCCCGGAGGGCAATCGAAACAAGAGTGAAGGGGATGCGGACGCAGTTCGAGACATGGCGCCAGCAGTTCGTCGACTTCAAGGACTATGTCGCGCCATACCTTGGTCGTGCTCTGACCGGCGATGGGCGGTCTGAGACCAATGACGGAACGAAGAAAACCCAGAAGATTTTTGACGGGACCCCGGGTTACGCCCTGGGTGTCGCTGCTTCTGGAATGCTTACCGGCATGACTCCCCCGGCCCGGCCCTGGTTTCGTCTCACCCTAGCCGATCCTGACATGACCAAACTTGAGGGAGTGAAGGAATGGCTCGAAGAAGTGGAGCGCAGAATATATGATGTGTTCAACCGTTCAAACTTCTATAGCGACCAGCACACCGCGAACAAGGAGCTTATCCTTTTTGGGACTGCGGCCTCAACCATGCTGGAATCTTATGAGACTGTCCTCTGGTTCCGCAATTACACGATGGGAGAGTATCTGTTCTCTTGTAATCCCGAGGGAAAGCCCGATACCTTCTACCGGACAACCTGGATGACAGCCAAGCAGATGGTCGAAGAGTTAGGTATAGACAACCTGTCCATATCGGCCAAGACAGCTTATGAGCGGAGCAACACGGAAGAGCTCTTCCAGGTGGCGAACCTCATTGAGCCTAACGACTCAAGGATAGAACTGAAGGCCTCTGGGGGCAGGAAGTTCAGATCAGTCTACTACGAACCCAGATCTGACTCTTCTAAGGTGTTGGCCGTCCGTGGCTTCGACGACTTCCCAGTGGCCATATCCCGATGGGCCGTCATAGGAAATAACGCCTGGGGGTTCAGCCCCACTTTCGATATGCTCCCTGACATCAAGGATCTTCATCTTGAGAAGAAGGAATATCTCGAAGCTCTGGCCAAGGTAACAAAGCCCCCTCTGATCGCTCCGGGCACAATGAAGGCCCCGGCTATCAATTCGATACCGAACGGTCTCAGCCACGACAATTCAGTCTCAGCCTCTGCGGGTCTCCGGCCTCTGTATCAGATCAATCCTCAGTTGGCTGTTCAGCTTGACGGCATAGAGAGGCTGAAGAACGACATCAAGACCGGATACTTCAATGACCTGTTCAAGAGCATCATCGAAACTGCGGCCGGCAGAAGAACGGCTACTGAAGTCATCGAGATGCACAATGAGCGGCTGTCCCTTCTTGGCCCCGTGGTGGAGTCCAGAGCGAAGACCCTTGATGTAACCATCGAAAGGGTCTATGGAATCCTTGAAAGGTCAGGAATGCTCCCAGAGCCTCCTCAGGCCATCGCAGGAATGGATATCAAGATCGAATACATTTCTATGCTAGCCCAGGCTCAGAAGGCGATGGGCGTGACGGCCATTGAGCAGACCTTCGGCTTTGCTGGACAGCTCGCCGCCGTGTACCCGCAGATCCTGGACAATCTCGATCCCGACGAGGCGATCACTGTCTACGGAGAGAATGTTGGAGCGTCGGCAAAGGTGTTCAGGTCGAAGAGTGAGAGGGACGCATTGAGAATGCAGAGGGCCCAAGAAGAGCAGCAGGCCCAGAACATGGTCATGGCCCAGAATCTCGCCCAGGGGGCCAAGACTCTTTCTGAGACTGACATGGGCACGAACAACGCTCTGAATGCCATGCTTGGGAGGCCGACACAGTGAGCAAGAAGATAAATAGATTTCCGATGGAACAGTCCATCGCGTCAAGGTCTGATACGGCCAGGCGCCAGGAAATGAACGATGTGAAGGAACTGATGAAGACCCCGACAGGTCGCCGGTTTATCTGGAGAGTCCTGGAGCAGGGTCGTATCTTTCAGTCCACTTATACGGGCACTGCCGAGACTTACTACCTGGAAGGCAAGAGGGACGCCTCCCTTGAGATATTCCAGGATGTGGTCGCAGCGGCAGATCGCGAAGACTTTTTTAAAATGCAGGATGAGAACGCTTTGAATGTGGAGGCTCTTGAGGCCATTCACAAGGAAGAAGAAAGGATGGATGAAAATGGATACCTCTGAATCTCTGCTTGGTAGCGCAGGAACCACCGAAGCACCGCAGACAGACGCTCCACTTCTCGGTGACAGCCAGACCTCGGAGTCGGCCGCTCCGGGCGAAACGCCAATCACCGAAACCCCCGCCTCCGAGGCCAGTGGCGAGGGACAGCCCTCTGGGGCTCCTGAGACCTACGAGACTTTCAAGATGCCTGAGGGTGTTGAGTACGACACCGCTCTGTTCGAGAAGGTCAGTCCGGTTTTCAAGGAGCTCAATCTCACTCAGGATCAGGCTCAGAAGCTTGTCGATGTCTACGCCGATCAGGCTAAGGCCATCGATGAGGCCTATGAGAAGCAGATCCAGGATCAGCGCAAGGAGTGGCGGGAGGAGTTCAAGAAGAACCCTGAAGCCGCTAAGGAATTGAGTTTCGCCAGAAAGGCTCTTGACCATTTCACCGCTGATGACGGGGAAGCGAAGGCGCTTTTCACCGGGCTTGACTCATTTCTTTCAGACCACCCCGCTGTGGCAAGGGTCTTCGCCAGAGTGGGCAAGTTCATTTCAGAGGACCATCTGCCCGAAGGAACTCCCGGCGGCACAAAGGAGAAGATCTCCACCGCCAAGAAACTATTCCCAAGTATGAACTGAAAGGAAGGTAATCAATAATGGCTACAATAGGAACCGCCGTCACACTGCGTGACATCGCAAGAGTCACTGACCCCGATGGCAAGATCGCTGAAGTCGTTGAAATCCTCAACGATGTCAACGAGATGCTTGACGATATGCTCTGGAAAGAGGGCAATCTGCCCACAGGAGATCTGGCCGTCATCCGGTCAGGACTTCCCATCACTTACTGGAGACTGCTCAACCAGGGCGTTCCCGTCTCCAAGTCAACCACCAAGCAGATCACCCACGCCTGTGGAATGCTCGAAGCCTTCGCAGAAGTGGATAAGGATCTCGCCGCTGTCAATGGCAACACTGCTGAGTTCCGTCTCCAGGAAGAGAGGCCCTTCATGGAAGCTATGTCCCAGGAGCTGGCGTCCACAGTGATTTACGGAAACTCTTCTGTCAGTCCCGAAGAGTTTAATGGCCTGGCCCAGATTTACAACACTGTCAGCACAGGTGACGAAGACGATTCTTCGTTCAATGTCATTGATGGCGGCGGCACTGGATCCGACAATACCTCCATCTACCTCATAGGCTGGAGTCCTAATACCATCTACGGCATCTACCCCAAGGGTTCCATGATGGGCCTTCAGATGGAAGACCTCGGTCTCGAAACCAAGGTCGATTCGAGCAACAGCGGACTCTACAGAGTTTACCGCACTCACTACCAGTGGAAGTGCGGAATCGTGGTCAAGAACTGGAAGTTCGGTGTCCGCATCTGCAACATCGATGTGTCCAACCTCGTTTCCGGTTCCGGCGCCGTTGATCTTGTCTCCAAGATGAACGAAGCTGAAGAGCGCATTCCATCCACCCAGAGTGTCAGGCTTGCCTGGTATGTCAACCGCACCGTCCGCACAGCTCTCAGGAACCAGATTCTTGCCAAGAACAATGTGAACCTCACATTCGACAATGTCGGCGGCAAGATGGTCGTGTCTTTCAATGGCATTCCTGTCCGCAGGGTTGACGCTCTTCTAAACACAGAAGCTCAGGTTTCCTGATTCTGACCGGAACTTGAAAGGAGTTTTGAAATGATACTCGATAAGCAGCATCTTCTCTCTGACGCCCAGGCCGAGACGACTATTGCGGCTCATGACTCTGACAATATCATCAACTTCGGAGCCGCCGGTTGCGCTTACGATGACCTTTGGGTTGTTATCAGCGTTCCCGTGGCCTGTACTTCCGGTGGCTCGGCCACTGTGCAGTTCAAGGTCATCTCTGATTCGGACAGTGGTTTTGCCACTACTCCCATCACGCACTACGATTCCAGCACTGTGGCCGTGGCCTCCCTGGTTGCCGGGTACACCGTAGTGAAGATGAAGCTTCCTCCCAGTGTCCAGCAGTACCTGAAGGTGACCTATACCATTGCTACTGCCGTCCTCACAGCGGGCGCCTTCGATGCGTTCCTGACAACCGATGTGGACATCGACCAGTTCTGACAACCGTAACGCCGGGGTTGAGGCCCCGGCTCTATGAGAGGAGTTCACTCATGCGTATTACAGCTTCGCTCGTTGTAGCGGTTCTTGTTCTGGTTCTGGGCGTCTGCTTCGCCACAGAGTTCCCTCCTGATGCCCGAGGGTACCGGTTCAGGGGGTCAGCACCTTTTGTGGTCGAGGCCCAGATAACCGCAGACAAGGGCTTCGACAGCAGCCAGTACTTCGAGAATATGCAGGACTTCGTGATGACCAGCATCACGGGGGCCTCCTATGAGCAGATTCACGGAGTCATCCTAAACGCTGACACCAATGACTTTGCGATATCCTCAACACCAGATGGCATTATCGCCGTCACTCTCGCTGCGTCTGATAACGACACATCACAGCTTGTCCTATCTCTACCCGTGACAGCTTCCAAGGGATCTCTCGTCTTTGAGGCCAGGGTTGCGGCTGGAACATCCATAGAAGACATGTGCATTTGCATGGGCTTCACTGATGTGTCCACCCTGGAGCTTCCGGCGAGTGTGTCCGGGACAACAATCACGACCACGGCTTCTAATGCCGTGGTATTTGTCTACGACACTGATGCTACAGTCGACAGGTGGTATGGTGTCGGCGTTGCGGCTGACACAGATGCCACAGGCAACGGCATTACTGCCTCGGCTCCTGTTGCGGACACTTTTGCGGTTTACCGTATAGAGATATCCGCTGATGGGGCCACGGCCAAGTTCTTCATCAATGGCTCTGAGGTCAAGAGACTGACAGCCAGTTCCGTTACTGCTTCCACCTCTCTCTACGCCACCATAGTAATAGAGAACCGTGATGCCGATGGGGCTTCCAATCTGAAAGTCGATTACATCAAAGCCGGTCACAATAGATAATGGGCGGGGCGGCCTGGTGCCGCCTCTCCCTTTTTGGGGGACTCATGAGATATATCACCGCTCTTCTGCTTTGTTTTCTCCTCGCATCTCCTGCTTCAGCATTTTATTGGCAGCAGGTTACCATTGCTGACGATGAGGGAAGCTATGTCGGGACGACCAATAACGCCCTCGATGTTTCTGTCCAGGACCAGACCACTGAAGCTATTGACCTCTATCTGTACAGGCTGGACGCAACTGTTACTCTCAGCAGCGCCGCCGCAAAGGATCAGGAGTACCTGTCTGTCACAAGCATAACCGGTGTCACCACCGAAGACGCCATTACGATTTATGAGGGCGACAAAGTTTTTCAGTCCCTGGTCACCAATGCGACAGGCAACTCCATTGAGATAGCTTCTCCGTTGGACACTACCTTCACTACCGCGGCCATTGTGGAAGTGGGCCCGTGGAAGATGAATGTCAACGGCTCTGTCTCTCCTCAGGAGTTTATTATTAAGGCTCCGGCCTCTTCTCAGTATGACATCTACACTATTCGGATGAACATAACTGATAATGCCGCAATGGATTCAGCACTCTTTGGTGGAATTCCCGCTCTTACTAAAGGGCTTATTCTGAGGGCCACAGATGGGACCGACAAGAACCTGTTTTTAGTAGTAAACAATATCGGATTCGCTGAACAGGGTTTCACTCTCATATATGATGATAAGGCCCCATCAGGGGAGTATGGCTTGAGGGGCGTGAAGCATTTCAGGGAAGACAATGGAGTGGCTATCCGTCTGACAGGTTCCGACGGAGATATGCTGAAGGTGATAATCAGGGACGACCTGACCGGGTTGCTTCTTCTCAACTTCACGATAAGCGGCCATGAGACCGAATAGGAGATAACATGAGTAAGTTCCTCGCTTTTCTTTTTGTTGCAGCCCTCCTCAGCTCCCCGGTAATGGCCGATCAGTTCTATCCGATGGGCACAGCCAGGGCTCTCATCTCAGACACGGAGACTGTTCCCGTCAGGGCTGACTCTTCGACGCACAATATTATCTCCCTTGACCAGGCTCACCATGAGGCCCATGACGGAGAGTTGTTCTCATATTCAGGGTATGATCTGGACCTTGACAGCGGAGAGACCATAGAGGTCGTTCTCGTCACTCCAAATACTGACATTGAGCAGCACATACTGTATACTGTAGGTGGCGCTTTACAGACTGTTGTTCAGGCCTATGAGGGATGCACACACACAATAGGATCAACCTATGAGGCCTACAACCATAACCGCCGGTCGAGTAACACCACGACTCTCACTTTAGCCGCAGTGGCCACCGATGGGTCGGACGGGACTCTGATCTACAGCACCGGTTTCGGGACCGCAACTGGCGTTGGAGCGACGCGTGTAACTGGTGGCGGTTCGGCCCGCGGCGACAATGAGTGGATCCTGAAGAAGAACACCAAGTATCTGTTTCGCATCACATCCCAGACGGACAACAATTCCGTAAACTTCAATTTGAGTTGGTATGAACATACCAGAAAGGACTAATTGATGAAGTACAGAGCTATCAGAGATTCTTACGCCAAGGACAGAAGGTATCGCAAGGGGGAAGTCTACGATTTCAACCAGAACCCCGGCAAGCATTTCAAGAGGGCCGATGGCCAGCCCGAAGTTGAGGAGCCTCTTTTCGCCCCCACCGCCCTGGCTGACGCAATCCCCACTCCCCAGAGGGCCAAGGCATCACCCAAGAAGAACGCCGAGGCCAAAGACGATTTCATGGAATAATGGAAGATAGAGAGGTACGGCCATGTCGGCAACCAAAACACAGATCTGCAACATCGCTCTCAGACAGCTTGGTCAGTATCGGATTGAGTCCTTCGAGACAGAGAACTCAACTGAGGCCGAGATGTGCCGTGACCTCTTTAACTTCATGAGACAGGAGACACTGAGGGCGCATCCCTGGAACTTCGCTACCCAGACCGCTGAACTGTCTCAGACATCGAACACGCCTCCCGACTGGGATTATGAATATGAGCTGCCGGCCGACTGTCTCAGAGTTCTCAATATCATAGGCGTGGAGTCCGCGGACCCGATCAAGTTCGAGATCCGGGCAGCCAGGTCTCTCGTCTGTGATGAGGACTCTGTGGAGATCCGATACACTCAGGACATTGAGGACTCTTCTCTGTTCGATAGTCAGTTCGTGACGGCCTTTGCCTATCGCCTTGCCGCCGAGTTGGCCGCTCCTCTGACAGGGTCTCTCCAGAAAGAACAGGCCCTCCAGAACAAGTTCAACGCCTTCTTGATCTCGGCTCAGGGCACAGACGCCCAGGAAAGTCGTCTTTCCGAATTGGAACGCATCGGCCAGATGTTCATTGACGCGAGGTAGAGATGACCACTTACAAGATAGCCCAGAACAGCTTTGCCTCCGGTGAATGGACGCCCTCGATGTGGGGCCGGACGGATATGAACGGATACGCCTCGGCGTCTCGGCTCTTAAAGAATTGGTTCATCCACCGAACCGGCAAAGCGTCGACCAGGCCCGGCACGATATTTCTGACAAATCCGTATGGCGGGAAATATTGTGTCTTCATCCCCTTTGAGTTCTCCATTACCCAGGCGTACCTCCTGGAACTGACTGACGGCATCCTGAGGGTCTACAAGGACGACGGGCTGGTGCTGATCGATGCGACCAACACATCCATATATAAATGGACCGCATCGGGCTCTGGGACCAATGAGTATTACATGGAGCTTCTTGCTGGGGGAGACCCGAGCATTCTCGAACCGCAGGAAAACGAAGTATATTTTGACGGCGTCTTAGTTTCCGAAGGAGCTCTCGGCAGTCTCGCCGCAGGGACTTATGGGTATGGAGACAATGACACCCTTGGCTATGACACGCTCTATGTCCGGCTTGCTGATGGAGCTGATCCTGACTCCAAGGGTTCTGAGTTCGTCCAGGTTGTTGGTCAGTACGCCATTCCCTACGCAGAGGCCGACCTTGCGGATCTGAAATTCACTCAATCCGCGGATACCCTCTACATCAACCACCCAAGCTACGCTCCACGGACGATCACCAGGACATCTCATTACAGTTGGGTGGTCAGTACGACTTCCTTCGTGCCCTCCCTTTCTGGTCCTGGTACGGTCAACGCGGCCCAGACTCCGGCAGTGGGCAGCACGACCAGAACGGTCTATTACACCGTTACGGCTGTGACTCCTGAGGGTGACGAATCGCCCGTCGGTGCAATCGCAAATTGTCTTGTGGACTCTCCCTGGGCCGCAGGAAATTATGTCAGTATTACCTGGACCTCCGTAACTGGAGCAGCTTACTACAACATCTACAAGTCCAGCCGGGGCTCAGATGCTTATGGCCTTATCGGGACAATGGGCGCAGGGGCCACAATGATAGACGACAACATAGAGCCCGATTACACTCAGGGGCCGCCGGTCATAGATTACTATGTGTTCACGGCCACTGATGATTATCCGGGATCTGTCGCTATCTTTGAGCAGAGAATGTGTTTCGCTCGGTCAAACAACAGTCCGCAGACAGTCTGGGCATCTCAGACAGGACTCTTCAAGAACTTCTCAGTTTCACGGCCCTTGACGGACTCTGACGCCATCGATGTGACCCTGGCGAGTCTGAAGGCCAACGAGATTCGGCATCTTCTCCCTCTCCAGAAGCTTTTCGTCTTCACTTCAGGTGGTGAATGGACCCTGGACAGTGGGAGCAATTCAGACGCCTTGACGCCCACTTCCATCAAGTTCACAAGTCAGAGTTATTACGGGTCTGATGTCATTCCTCCCTTGGCTGTCGGGAACACGGTTCTTTTCATTCAGAGGGGTGGTAATGTCATTCGAGACCTTGCCTACAGTCTTGAGATAGATGGTTATTCCGGAACGAATCTGTCAATCCTCGCGGACCATCTTTTTGTCGGCCGGCGTGTCGTCTCCTGGGCCTACCAACAGACTCCCGAGTCAATCGTGTGGGTCGTCATGGACGATGGCGCTCTTCTCGGATTCACCTACCTGAGGGAACACCAGATGTGGGCATGGCACCGCCATGAGACAGATGGGTATTTTGAATGGGTGACTTCTCTTCAGACAGATACAGCCGATTCTATTTACCTCTCCGTCCGCAGAACCATTAACGGGACAACCAAGAGATTTGTTGAAAAGCTCTCGACCCGACTCCCAAACAGAGACATCACCTGGCACATCGGTATGGACTGCGCTCTGACTTATGATGGTTGGAACAGCAACTCGTCCTATCTGATGACTCTTACCGGGGGCTCGACCTGGGGAGTTGGGGAGACAGGGCTCACACTCACAGCCTCCGGGGGACACACTCCTTTCACCTCTGGGTCTGTGGGAGACATTCTGATTATGAGAGACACTGACGGCTTCGTCTACGGGACAACCCAGGAACTGCGTCTTGAGGTGACAGCCTATACATCTTCAACGGTCGTGACGGTGAAGCTGCTTACTGACTGCCCTGAAGATCTTCAGGGTACAGCGACAGATCAGTGGGCGAACACCAGTATGACTTTCTCCAATCTCGACCATCTTGAAGGAGAAGAGGTCTCGATCTTTGCAGATGGGGATTATGTGTCAGGCCAGACCGTGACGAGCGGCGCCGTCTCAATCCCCTTCGAGGCCGCCGTGGTCCATGTCGGGCTTCCTTACACCTGTGATCTCCAGACAATGGCCTTGGAAGTGCCTGGGCCTGACGGGACGATGCAGGGCCGAAGGAAGAGATTGCCCGGCGTTATTCTTCGGCTGGAAGACAGCAGAGGCGGCTTTATAGGCACTTCCTTTGACAACCTCACCGAGATGAAGGACAAACAGGCCGAGGACTATTATGAGCGCGTTCCTGTCTTCACAGGCGACAGGAAGGAGTCACTCAGATCAAAGTTTGAGCGTGAGGCTGTTTTGTGTATCAGACAGTCTACACCAAATCCACTGAGCGTTCTGTCTTATGTGGCCGAGGTTGAAATGGGGGATGTAGATGGCAATTAAGATCGTCCAGGCTTCCTACGAGCACATCCCTCCTATTGTAATGGGCATGAGGGCCAGTGATGTGGCTGAGGTGTGGGCCTCGGACCATGTCACCCCAGTTGAGGCGCTGACCATGTCATTCCATGAATCAATTCTGAGATGGACGGCACTGCACAATGGGGAGCCTTTCGCCATGTTCGGCGTTTACGCTCCGTCTCCATTATGTCCTGTCGGCGCTCCCTGGCTTCTTGCTACAGACAAAATGAAAAAGCTTCAGTACCGGGTGGCAAAACTGTCAAGGGAGTATGTCAAAAAAATGTCAGAAGCGTTCCCGCATTTACTCAATTATGTCCACGAAAACAATGTGGATAGTGTAAAATGGTTACAATGGTGTGGGTTCAGAATTTATCCTGCCGAGCCGTATGGAAAAGAGCAGGAAAGATTTCATAGATTCGAGATGAAAAGAGGTGGTCAGTAATGTGTGTAGCCGCAGGAGCCGCAGCAGTTCTCAGTGGTCTTGGATTGGCCACAAGCGCCTACAGTTCTTACGCCCAGGGTAAAGCGGCACAACAGGCCGCCAACTACCAGGCGGCCATTCTTGAGAACAATGCCAAGATCACCCAGATCCAGGCGCAACAGGCTGTCGAGCAGACTGAGAGTGAAAAGCTTGATGTCCGCAGACAATACCAGCGCCTCACTGGGACGGGCAAGACGGCCTATGCCGCCGGGAATGTTCTTCTTGGAAGCGGGACACCATTGGCCTGGGAGACTGATGTCAAGCAGAGTGAGGCTGAGGATATTTCAAGGCTTGAGTACAATCTGAGCCTTCAGAAGTATGGCCTCGATGTGGAAGCCCAGAATTATAAGAACCAGGCCGCTCTTACAAGAATGCAGGGGGCCAGTGCCGCCCGGGCTGGCACCCTCGGTGCTTTCTCAACTCTTCTCGGTGGGGCCCAAAGGTTCGCTGTAAATTTTGGGTCCTCAAAGAACTCCACGAAGAAGACCGGATAGGAGACTCTTCAAATGCCCAGAGTACCTAATGTGTTGCCATCCGTGAGGGTCGGATCTCTTCCGGCCATCAAGCAGAGCGCCGCTGGTGCGACTCCCGAAGCTTTCGGGGCCTCCGAAGCCAGAGCACTTGGTCAGGCCGGGGAACAGATGTTCAATATAGGCGTCGAACTTCAGCAGAGACGAAACGCCGCTGATGCTCAGGACGCTTACCGAAAAGCTTATGACGAGCTTCGACTGTACCTGAGGGATGAGCAGACCGGCGTCTTGAACAAGAGAGGTGAGAATACCAGAGGCATCCTGGAACAATCGGTCTCCAAGATGGAAGAACTGATGGACAAGCACGCCCAAGAACTCAACGGCGAATCCAGAAAAGCTTTTGAGCGTTTCTGGGACACGACGCGCCGGGCGACTTTAGACACAGTCGCAGGGCACGAGGCCAGAGAATACCAGGTCATGAATCTGGAAAATCAGAAATCCATCATTAACAGCTTCTCTGATCAGATCCTTGAAGGGTACCAGGACCCCCGCACCATCGAGTTGGGCCTCCAGGGCATCCAGGCAACAGTCAGAGCAATGGGCAGAGATGCCGGGTGGACAGTTGTTCAGGAAAGGGATGTCATCCAGAACGCCGAGACCGGAGCCATAACCAACATCATTGAGAAGTATCTGGCTGAGGATAATCCTGCAATGGCCGAACAGGTGATGAACCAGTACGCCGACAAGATCAATCCTAAGGTCAAGACAGCATTGACGCAGAAGGCTCAGAACGCCTCTTCCCTCATTGAGGCACAGAAGATCGCCATGGATGCCTCTGTGAATAACCCAGGCGATTTCATGTCCCAGTTGAGGGTCGTGGAAAAGTCCGGACTCACCGGGCAGACCCTGGAGAAGGCCAAGACTCTTGTCCGGGCCAGATTCAGCGATGAACAGGCGGCGAATCGGGCGAGACAGAACGAGATGCTTGATCAGTTCTATGGGTCAGTCATATCCGACCAGAACGTCACCGCAGAGGAAGCCATGGCCAGGGCGTGGAAGATGCCTATTGAAGTGCGTAAAGAGGCCGTTCAGATGGCTTCTGTTTATCGGTCACATAAGGACAACGCACCTGAACCAATGGAAGCCCCGGCCATCAAAGATGAGATCATGCAGAGGATAGATAGTAATGGCTTCGACTCCAAGGCCGAAGTCCGTCAGGCCGCTGCGGACAACAATCTCAACAGCCGGTCCACTGAGAGGCTGGTCCAGTATTATGAGGGTGGTGGCCTCGCCGGAAAACTGAAACGGACTCAGGTCAATGATGCTATTAAGGATCTGACCGGCGGGAATAAGGACATCACAGACTACAAGACCATGTATGATGAAGTGTACCGCCGCATTCCCAGTGGGATGGATCCCACGCCCATAATGGTGAAAGAGATCGTGAGGGGGCTTCTGTCAAAGGGCGAGGTCACTCAGAACAAGGAGTGGTACCAGTTTTACGATCCAAACACTGAACTCATCCAGGCCGTGGGAACACCAAAAGAGGTAGGCTTTGAGTTCGATATCTCGGACGAAGAGAAGACAAGGCTCGTTGAGGAGTACCGTCAGGCTGCCATGTCAGGCCCCAAAGCTGAAGCACTCAGAGCCAGGGGAGTGAACCCCGAAGACATTCAGGTCACTCCTGAACTTCTTCAGAAGCTTTATCGTGCCAAATACATCAGGGAGCGCCAGAGATGAATAATTTTTTCGACAGCCTTTCTCCTGAAGAGTTTGCTTCTCTGGTGGCAGACACGCCAACACCCGCCCCGGCTCCCACGGTTGAGCAGCCCACGGAACAGAGTGCCGGGGTTCAGGTCGTCTGGAACGACCAGATAACTCAGCAGGAACAGCCGACAAGACCGCAGGATATAGCCATCGATGGGTCCATAACGGCGGCTATGACTCAGAGGGGCCCCATGACCGGATCTCTCACAGCAGCCATTGATGAAGCCGCTCCCGTCACTGAATTGACAATGGACGAGGCCGACAGACTCCTCGCGACCAACAGAGCCCTTACATCGAACATCGACCCAAAGATAGCCGGGAAGCTTTACGACCTTCAGAAACTTGGGAGCCCTGTCGGGCCTCTCGGTTCAATGGACGCCGTACCGGAAGATGTCAAGGAGATTCAGCGCAAGATCATGCTCGACATGAGTCCGGCTCCTGTATCCATCCAGAAGTATTACGCCGACCCTGGTCGAGCCGCCATCATGAGGGACCAGGAGAAACCCATGACGGACATGGCTGCCATCCTTGAGAGGGCGACCAAAGATCCTGTCGGAGTTATCGACGACTACCTCACCCAGGCCGGAGCGGCTTTCGATCGCGAGAAGGCAATGGTTAAATATGGTCGCCTCCTCAGCCGGAAATGGGTCGGCGGGGAGGACATCTCTCAGGAAGAACTCGATAAGGCGAAGTTCGAGATGACCAGGGCCACCAACCTTGCGGCCTATCTGGAAGACAAGACCGGGACTGCCGGGTATGTCCTCTCTGAGGGCGTAGGCGTCGCTTCACAGGTTCTTGAGGGCGGTCTCCAGGCCGTGGCCCCGGCTTTCGTCGGCGCCGGTCTTGGGGCCGCTGCCGGCTTCGCCGCTGCTGGTGGACCGGTCGGTGCTGTTCCTGGTGCCGTAAAGGGCGGCGTGACAGGTCTGAGTGTTGGCTACATCATGAATAGTTTCGACATAGAGGCTGGTCTTGCCGCTGAGGAACTGTCCGACCTCACAGATGTAAACGGCAACAAGCTCCCGGATTCTTATGTCAAGGCAGGCGCCATTGTGGCCGGTGCGCTGAATGCCACCCTGGAGTATGCGGGAACATTGGCGACACTTGGACTTGCAAAGGCCGCACCGGGAGCGATGAAGGCTGTCCAGTCTGCTACCAGGAAGACCATCAATCAGGGAGTTCGGGCCGCGTTGATGAACTCAAAGACAGCAGAAGCCATTCTGAAATCGGCTGCCAGATTCACCGGGGCTGTCACCTTCGATATGCTTACTGAGATTGCCCAGGAAGTCGTGCCCTATGTGACGGGCGAAGTGGCCAAGGATGTAGCCGAGGGCCAGCGCGGACAGGTTTTCACATCTCCTGTGGGCGAATTGTCCGCAAGGGTCCAGGGCATTATCCCTAAGGTGGCAGCGGGGTCTTTCGGCTTCGGTCTCCTTCCGTTCTCCATTGGAATGGCACGGACGATACGCCAGGCCAACAGGACGACCACTCTTGTCAATACGGTCACTGAACTGAATCAGAAGGTCCATGAATCTGATATGCTGAACAGGTCTGAAGAGGCCACAGTAGACGCAGTGGCTTATCTCCAGCAGGAGATCCCAGGTCTTGAGAATAACCTTTACATGGACCCCGCAGAACTTATTGACCTTGCGGATGACAGCACCTGGAAGGCCCTCAACAAAATGGGCATCACTCAGGAACTGGCCAATGAGGCCCTGGACAAAGGAGAGTCGATTCAGTTCGGGCTTCCTGAGTTGGTCGCCCGGCTGAAGCCTGAGAACCTGTCGAAGATCCGCGACTCTCTTCGTTCTGATCCTGCGGGGCCTTCCCTTGCGGACATGAGAAACATCAATTTCGAGGAGGCCGTGAACGAGGCTATAAGTCTCTATGACCCCGTGGCCACCTTCGATTCAGAGACCACGGATGAACTGGCGAGGATCACAGAGGCCGTCAAGGGATTTTACACCGAACAGTTCAGAGACACCGGCAAGGGTTACGCCCAGAGAGCCGAGGGCGTCGCTACGGCGACTCAGACCATTGTCCATCGGTATGCCCGGTACCTCAGGGCCATGGTGGGCGCTGAGGAAGCCAGGAACTACCTGAAGAATATCAACATAGAATCGGTCACTGCGGCTGTTGCGGACGAAGTGGCGAGACAGTCCCAGGGTCTGGCCCAGGTAAAGCAGAATCTGAGCGAGATCACTCCCGCATTCGAAAATAGGGGGCTTGCGGTTGATGTAACCGAAAACGATAGCAGCATCACCCTATCAAAGGTGGTAGTCCCAGAGGAAGCGCGGGGGGTAGGCGTGGGGTCTGAGTTCATGACCTCTCTAGTCACCTATGCGGATCAAACAGGGAAAATGATAGACCTCACTCCATCTTTGGATTACGGGGCCTCTTCTAAAAAAAGGTTAGTTTCCTTTTATAAGCGTTTTGGCTTCGTAGAGAACAAAGGCAAAAACCGAAATTATGCCACACGCGAAGATATGTACCGTGACCCCAAATCTCAGACAGCGAATCAGTTCCAACCTTCAATGATTGAAAATACGCAGTCATTCAAACTTCCATGGGATACAGTGCTGGTCACCCAGAACCCTTCGGCTGCTGAACTTCAAGCAATGAAAGACGAGATGCAGGCGGTATACCCAGGGAGTAGAGAACCCGCAACTCGTATAACAAAGGACTCTTTTGGAAATATCTACGCTTGGCGCTCTGATCAAGGAGACCATAGAACTATGGAACCCCTTATTAAACAGAGATGGGGCGTCGAGGTAGGTCAAAATATAAAGCCTGTAGCCCAATCACAGTTCCAACTCCCCCCAGCTGCCTACGATACCCTGGGTCAGGCTAAGACGGACTCCCCGGAGTTCAAGGCATGGTTCGGAGATTCCAAGGTGGTGGACGCCGAGGGCAAGCCGCTGGTGGTTTATCATGGGACAGGCTCAGAATTCGAGGCTTTTGTGCCAAAAAAAATACAGCCGAAAAGCAAAATGGTCCTTGATATAGGAATTCATTTTGGAGAGAAGCGAATAGCTCAAACTTACGCCGAGTCAGCGAAGGCTCCGGGTATACGCAAAAGGATGGCGTCGGGTGATACAGGGATGAATCCAACGGTCGTGCCGGTATATCTGTCGCTGAAAAACCCGCTGACAATAGAACGCGGCAAAAGTCTTCCTGAGGATATATCAGAGGCCCTTATTGAACTTGCGCAAGTGGGGCCAAAATCCAAGGCAGTTCAACTTAAAGACGTGGACCCTATGCTTCTTGTTGAAAAAGCAGCAGGCAAAGATAACACCCGACTTCTTGATGTATTCACTTCGCGGGGTTATGATGGTATAAAATACTATCTTCCGGGCATGGCCGCCAAGAATAACTTCGTCGCCTTCTCCCCGACCCAGATCAAATCGGTAAATAACCGGGGAACCTTCAGCCCGACCGATGCGAACATTTATATGCAAGACGCTCAGGAAGAGGCCCAGAAAAGAGTCATCAAGCCCAAAGGATATTACCAGCCCGCCGAACACATGATATCTCTGGTTCAGGGCCGGGCCGATGTATCGACCATTATTCATGAGCTGTCTCACGACTTTCTGAAAACAATGGGCGACCTGGCAACCCGTTCCGATGCGAACGAAGCGCTTACCAAAGACTGGGCCCGCATCAAGGAATGGCTTGGTGCCGAATCTGACGAACTCACCACGGAGCAGCAGGAGAAATTTGCCCGTGGTTTCGAGGCATATACTATGGTCCCGTGGAAGAGAGAGAAGGGGCAACCGAAGCGTGTCAAGCCTCCCAAAGAAGTTTACAATGCCCTGGAGCGGTTCCGCAGGTATCTGACTCAGATCTACAAGAGCGTGAAGCCTTTGGAAATGGGTCAGATGACCCCGGACATCGTCGACTTCTTCGACCGGCTGCTGTCCATCGATTCGCAGACAGAGGCCGTATCGGCTGAGACGGGTATGGGTCCTATTGAGAATGATGTGGCCACGGCGCTGAATCTGTCGTCCACGGACAGAACCCGTCTTGACAATCTCGCTGAGAGAGCCAGGGACAAGACCGTCAAGAAGGCGAACAAGGCCATTGAAAGGGCCAAACGCAAGAAGGCCACTGAGTTCCGCAAGATCGCAGAAGCCGAGGTGAAGACACTTCCCATCTCTATTACCAGGGCGACAATGACAGAGAGCGGAATTGACCCCCAGACCCTGGATATTGCGCTCCCTGATAAAGTGGTCGTAACTGATCCGGCCACTGGAGAGCAGACGGAGATGACGGCCTCTGAGGTCCGCAAGAAGATAAAGTGGGGCATCAAGAAGGAAGGTTTCACACCCCAGGATATCGCCATTGACGCTGGGTATCCTTCGCCATTGGATATGATTCAGGATCTGATGGTTCAGCCCTCAAAGAATGAACTCATTCAGCAGAGAGTCGATGAGGCTATGAGAGCCTGGGAAGCAACTGTCAACCCTGCTGATTATTACATAGACCTCCCTGAGATGGAACAGTACCGGACGGCCATGAGTTACTTCCTTGGCAAAGCCGCCGGGGCTCCGAGGAACGCCATGCAGAAAGCTGTCTTGGCTGAAGCGGCTGAACGGGCCTCAATGCAGGGAACGACCCGTGACGCCATTAATGTAAGCCGGGCTTACCAGGAGTACATAAAGGCCCTCAAGAACGAGAAGGACGCCCTGGTTAAGGGAGACCTTGCCCAGGCTCTGTACCATAACAACCAGGCCATCTATCTCTATGAGAAGCTTCGGAATGCCAAGAAGAACAGGGACAAGGTTCAGAGAATGCTGAAGCAGTCTAAAAGGATTCTCAAGACGAAGAAAGTCTCTGTCCCGGCTGAGTACCATTCCCGACTCATCGACACAATTTCCAGATGGCAATTGGCCAATGTGCCCAGGAACTGGACTCTGCCAGCCGACACTCCCAGCATAGCCTCTCTTCTCAGTGTCAACCACGATGACGAGTTCAACCCTCAGGCTCCTTTCAGTGAAGAAGCCTTGACAGGACACGGCAATTGGAAGCGCAAATCCATGTCGACCCTCTCCGAGGTAATGGATATCATTGACGCTCTCATTGGAACTGGCAGAGAGGTCAATAACAATGACCTGTTCAAGGGCAAAGTCAAACTCCTCGATGCCCAAGAAATGGTCGATGCTGATCTGAAGTCCCTGCCCAATCTCAGCATTTACAAGAAGGGTACAATGCGCGAGAAGGTCATAAGGGAGTGGCGTTCTTATGACGCTGACAGGACCATGTCGCAGTATCTCGCCAGGGCCATCAATGGGTACAAGGAAGACGGCGCTGGAGTGGATCTGCTTCTCAGGCCCCTCAATGAGGCCTACGCCAAGAAGGTCGAATACCAGGAGCGAGTTTTCGAGAAACTGGAGCCGGCTTTGAAGAAGCTTCGCGAGTCCAGTAAGAACTTCCCGAAGGCCATTGACACCGGAGTGCCCATTCCCGAAATAATGGCGAACAGCGGGAGGGATTGGGACTTTGAGAGGATTCTGGCTCTGGCTCTGAACATGGGAACGGCGTACAATCGGAACGCCGCTCTGGAGGGCTACGCCCTGACTC